TGTATCTGTAATCCATGAATACATACCAGCATTAATCATATAAATTCGTTTTGTATCAACTGTTTGAATAAAGTGCATTTCTTCTTCCTCATATTCTATTGTGTTATTTAAATTTGTTTCATCAGTGATTGATGAATTGTCTGCTCCCCCTGGACTTGCAAGTGCTTTCCATTGGTTGGAATTAATATAGGCTAGATTTATATCAAGATTACCGTTCCAATTAGCAAGTGAACCTGCTGAACTATACTGGTGGATAGCCGCTGAACTCCAAGCACCATATCCTTTCCCGTCAGTCCATGGTTCAGATTGATAACCTGTAGGGCTCATAGAAGCATACTGTGCAACCCATAAAGGGTTAGTACTTGAAATTATGCTCCAGTTAAACTGGCGAGTAACATCTGATGACATGTAAATCATCGGATTGATGCCAGTTTTTTCTTTTACACGATTCAAAAATTGACGAGCACCAACATTTCCCCATGCATTAATTGCCCCAGCTTCAAAGTCTAAAACAAGAACTGCTTTGCCAATATAATTTTTAACAACACTGATAAAAAAATCAGCTTCAGTAATTGGATTACCAGTGCTAGCGAAGTGATATAGGCCGAGTAATTTACCAGCCTGTAAAGCTTGTCCAGCTTGCTCTTCCCAAGTTGGATTTATATAGTTAGTTCCCTCTGTGGCCTTTATAATGACGAAATCTGAGGGAACAATTCCAGCGTTTAATTCTGCTTGATAGCTGGAAATGTCAATTCCGTTCATATCATTCTCCTTGTTCTGTTGGTTCTGATTTTTCTACTTCTTCAATAATTGGAAAAACAATGTCAGCCGCTTTCTGAGTTGCTTGAGCAACTTGACCAGTAACTTCAACTGCTTTTTCAGTAACCTCTTTAACAGTTTTAACCGGATCAGCAGTAAAGTTCTTTTTTAATTGGGCCAAAGAAGCTTCAATTTGAGCTTCAATCTGAGCTGGATTCGTTTTGATTTTAAGTCTCTTAGCTTCTTCTGTTACATAGTTAATGGATTCAGATAACTTTTCAGGATTATCATTGAAGTTTTTCTGTGCCCAACTTACTGCTTGATTAGCCAATTTGGCTAAAGCATCGATGTTTTTTACATTGCTATGCTTTTTAGCTGCCTGTGAGATGAAATAAGAGACTACTGTTCCTACTAAAGTTAAAATACCACTAAAGATTGTCATTAAATTTTGATCCATTTTATTTTTCCTCTTTTTCTTTTTTATATTTTTCATAAATACTATGGAGGTAATGATTCCCTCCCATTTCTTCGTATTCGTCAAAAATACTTCCAACAATTTGCAAACCATAATCTAAAGTTACGGCTTGCATAAATTCAATTCGTTTAATTTCTTGCCGCATGACTAGCAATTGTTCTTCTTGCGCCTTATCTCGCTCATCTTGCCTTTTATTGAGCTTGCGATAGCCTAGAGCTACAATTCCACTTGCTGAAATGATAGCTGGCCAATAATTTATAATGTCTCTTATAAAATAGAGCGTATCATGAATTAGTACCTCCATAACCCTGCTTTCTTTTTTACTTTCTATCCCAATGGGTAACTTTCTTCAAAACCGCCATAACGTCCACTAGTTGATGCTGGCATAGACCAAATATTAATGTTTCCACCTTCTTGAATTTGAAGTTCCATTGGTTTATCGTTATTGTTTGAATTTTGAGTGGTAATTATTTTGTTTACAGTACGTGTAGGGCGTAATGCAGCAGGAAGCGTGGCAACAGTTTTTGACTGATTTGCAGTAAAACTCCCCCAATTTCCTTGACCATTTAAGTGAATGACTCCATTGATGATTTTATACATCAAAACAGCACTTGTAACATTATTAAGCGTAATAGGCGTCCAAGTCCTAACGTCATTTGTTTGAGAAATACTGTCGCCAACAATATTTCTAGCATGCACGTCAATACCATACGAAGCATAATAATATCCATTTGGATAAGTTAAATCAGATTGTTGGCTTTCAAAGCTTAAAGTTGTTCCAGTAAGTGACCAATTACTTAAAACATATACCCCTGGTGAATTTGTTTTTTGTAGTTTAGTGCTATGCCATATTCCATTTTCACCATTCATCTGTGTTTTAGAAACTTCATTACTGTCATTATCATTAGTCGCAGTAATTTTAATATTTTCATCATTAATTTCTATTGTTCCACTATATGTTCCACCATCTGAACCATTATAGTTAGAATAGATGTTTTTAACATTACCAAGATTAGAATTAATAGCTGCCAAATTAATTACCGTTAAATCATTAATCGCAAGAGAATAGCTAAAACTTTTTGTTGTTGTAACCCCTCCTGCCGTTATTGAAAAGTTAAGTACTCCATTTGGCGTAATCATGGTATTATCAACAGAAATAGTAACAACTACTGACAGTGCATTTAAAGTACCAATAGAAACGGTCATCCCTGTTGGTAATGTTGTCGTACAGGTCAACGCAGTAATATTAATTGCTGCCGTTCCCTGAAGCGCTGTAAATGTCGTGGTAGTACTTCCTGCCACTGCTTGCATGACTGATCCTGAGTCTGATACTTCAAGATTTGCAAGGAAGTTATATGATTTATTAGATAGATCGATATTTATCGCATTTGTTCCTGGTGTACCAGGCGTTCCGTCATTTCCCTTAAATACAGTCCAAGGTGCATATTTAGCAGGGTCTGTGGATGCTGTAGATGTGAAATCTGAATACTGACCGATGTAGCTTGGCCAGTCAGCAGTTGTGACTTCACTGATTGAGGGCATCCAAGGAGTGGCGACGGAACCAATTTCTACTTTTAAATTTTTTACTGTAACACCAATTCCAGCAGGAATTCCAGACATGGCAATAGCATAGGTAGCGTTATTAGCGTTTGTTGCATCGATGTTTGCGATAAACTGTTTTACCGAACCGCTTAATTGAGCGTTGCTTACAGAGATACCAGCCCCTATGAAATAGTATGTCGGTCTGAATAGTCCTGACCATGCCCCAGTTGAGTTAATTATTTCGTAATCAAAAGTAACTGTAGCAGACTTTCCAATGATATCATCAGGTAGCCCGTCCAATACATAAAACCTAGGACTAACATTTAACGTTGTGCCAGTGGAAGTGTATGTTTGTTTCTTGGTATTTTTCCACAAATTCAAATTCGGATAGACAGTCGTGAAACCGTTCGTACCATCTGCGCTGTAAGACCATGCTGTGTGAGTGTACGATGTTTTGCCATCAGCTCCCGTATTTCCCATTTTAGCGACTGAATACCCTGTTTCGCTAGTATTGTCCGTGTATGTCCAAACGGTCTTAGTCCAGAGATAACTACCTGCCGCAACTGTTGGTACTGTGGCAGTCCAACCGCTAGTCGGTGCCGTTGTTCCACTTGTTGAGCCTGCATATGTAATGGTCGTAGTCAGAATACCAACGCCATCCTTACCAGCAATTCCGTCATTACCGTTGTTTCCGTCTTTAGAAATATAAGTTACTGAGTAACCTGTTTCAGATGAGTTGTCCGTGTAAGTCCAGACCGTTTTCGTCCAGAGATACTGACCTTTTACAAGACTAGGGACCGAACTTGTCCAACCAGTAGTCGGAGCTGTCGTTCCACTTGTTGAAATAGCGTACGTAATGACTGTGGTTTTTAGTCCAACGCCATCTTTACCAGCAACCCCATCAGCTCCCGTATTTCCATAAACTGCTTTTTGTTCAATAACATCTTGCGTTAAAGGCGCTAAATTGAAAGTTGTTCGAGTGATAGACCAAAGGTATTTATTGGTAGCTGTCGTTGTTGGTTGAGTAGTGAGCCAACCTGCGTCTGACCATGATTGCGTTGGTGCTGTAGAAGTCGTTGTCAAACGCCATTTTTGAGAAACGTTTGTAACAGAGCGACCATTCGTTCCATCATTCACATTAGTAATGGTCACCGACTGAGTGGCGACTACTTTACCCGCAACTGTCGCTTTAAAGCTATAAACTGCTTTATCCGCAACTCCGCTGGCATCAACTGTGATTGTCTGAGCATTCGCAACAATCGTTCCATCTTTCGACCATTCGTAGCTGTCCGCAGGCGTTTCTTTGTCATCTGACCCAAAATAGATATGAGCGCCTAATGTAGTCATTCCCGTTCCATTTTTAAATTGCAAGCCATTGGTAGAAGTGATATCAGGATGGTAAGGAGTATTAGCGTTGATAATTTCTTGCATTCTAGCAATTAGATCATCAGACACTTCACTTTTAAGCTTGATATAATTCGAAAATGTAATCTTGTTACTTGTAGGGTTAGTGAAACTTATTTCTAATTCACTCACACGAGCCGACAAAAATAAGCCAACATTCCCGTCTGAATCAATGAAATTCTTATCTTGAATTCTGACTGTATCTCCGATATGCAAAGGCATACCATCTCCAGTACTTGAAACAGTCAAGTTACTTGTGGCT